GTGAATTGCTTAAACTCCAGACAGAATCGAAGGAAACAAAACGGATCACTTGCATCAGTCCACCAATCTGTACCGTGTGGATCATTCGCAGCTTCCAATATAAACTTCTGTCGCTTACCTACCCACTCCAGTCGCTCCGCTCGTGTACCTTTTACTCCCCACATGTTAGCTCCGTGTACAAGCACAGCTTCCAAGTCCTCTTCATCCACCACTTGCTGTCCGTTACTGAAATCCAACAAGCTCTTCGCTAAGTCAGACCCTTGTGGATGGAGATAATACGGTAAAGCGTACACTCTACCCCTGTAATCGCAACGATACGGAAAGTAAAACTTATCCCACTCACTGTATATCTTGGCGAGGTGTAGTACACGTACAGTCAGGTAACGTTTACTGGCGTTCGCTTCGTTGACTCCTTTGATGTCCTTTTGCTTCAGCTTCCACGCACGTAACTCATGCTCGTCACCTCCATTGTACCTTGGTTGCTCTGGTATCTCACTAAAGTTAGGTATGTTTCCTACTACTCTTTTATTGTCGTAACATTTTCGAGTAATTTCTAAAATCTCTTTGTTAATTTTCCAACTTACTTTCTGTAACTTATTAACAGCACTGAATGCATGTTGGTAACTACTCTCGTAATCTTTAAACCACGACATCGGTTTCCCCGTGAAAAACTCCTGTGGTGGCATGTGCTTTAAGCTGTACCCTCCACCCACTAATGTGTACCAATCAATTGGTTCATCCGGGATCGCCATCTTAAACACACGAGTCGTTTCTTTCCACGCATCAAACCGTTTGACCCAGTCCGTATATCCACCACTCGCTTTGACGATACGCTCCGGCTTGTGCCCCTTCTGTCTACCAAGTGCAAAGTCTAACTCCCATATCCCTGTCTCTTCACGGATCGTTTCCAATAACCAAGCACCCAGCCCAGCCTTACACCTACTGTCCCACAGTGTGAACCGTTCCTCTTCGTAGTCGTAAAACTGCTTCAACTTCATCGCTTTCGAACGATCGTCAAAGGCAAGTAAGTCTTTCTTGTGTGGATGCATTTCTTCCATCGCTTTGTCCCACCTCGCTTGGTTCTCAAATGCTTTTCCTATCTTGTAAGCCATCCGTCCAACAGGTAAGTTAAAGTGGAGGTGATCAAGCAAAGTTTGTAAAGCGATACTAGCTATCTGATACGGACACATATCAAGTACAAAAGTAAGGAACAACGGTGTAGTGTGCTGTGTGTTGCCTCCAAAAGTGTACATAAACTCATCCACTCGCTTACCCAACCTTGGAGCCATGACTTTTAACATACGCTTAGATGCTTCCGTCTTAGACGACTCCCCTTCCATTCGTAACTTTGCTTGTCGGTTACGGTACGCTGTGCGTCCCCACTCCCTCATCCGCCAAGCGTGTCCTCTTGTTTGCTTTGTCATATGTTACTGTGAATAGTTATTGAACCAACAGCTAGGTAGTGTACGAGCAGTGCTTGTACGATAAGCGACCAATCTGCCGTCCTCCGTGCGTTCGTACTCTCCGTTCTTGTCCATCTTAAACCCTGTCACTTGGTTCTGTGAGAAGAAATAATCGAAACCTTGACGAATAGCTTCGTGATCCACCCCACCCCAATTAAACAGCGGGACATCAGTCGGTTCGAAGTCTAAGTAGTTCTCGTTCACTTAATAAATCCTGTCGTATGATGTCAGCTTCAGCGATAGTGTTAATCGAACGCAGTTCGTTATCACGCTGTGATCGTTCACGATTAACATCCCAAAAAATACCATCACAAGTACGCTTGGATGTCTCCGAAGTTGAGGTTGTGGATGTCGCAGTATGTCTGTTGATCCTCTTCCTCCATTTCACGTAGTTCTTCCAAGTGTGCTTCCAGTTTTTCCATTTCATTGTAATGCTTTTCATAAGGTTCAAACAACCAAGTGTCGTAGTTGTTCATATCGTTGTTGTATTTGGTTCGGGTAAATAATCCTGTATTAATCACGGTACATCCAACAGGTAAAGATTATTGCCACCAGTGCTACGCAAAATAGTGTCATCATAGTCATAAGTATATATTCTCCTTCAGTTAAACTCATAGTGGATTGTCGGTGTTCTGTCGGATCACACCCTCTATTGTGGATGCTTCACGCTCCCGATTAAACTGCTCACGCTCTAGCTGAAGCAATCGTTCACGGACACTTATGTTATCGGGCATCCGATGCTTAAGCTTTAGGTAATGTTGGATCAGAGCTTCTAAAGAGTCATCACATAAATCGTTCATATCTAGGTATTGATCGGTTAGGTTATCGGTCATAAAGATTCGATGTAAGCTTCGATGCAAGAATACTCGCTCTCGTTGTGGTCATTGTACTTACTATCAAGGAATTGTTGGTAGTGTGCTGTTGCGTTGCTCCACCTTTCATCACATGTCTCATCGTCAGTAAAAAATCCGTTCACCTCAAGTAAGTGTAAGGTAATATAAGTATAG